TTCAGGTGTTCCTCGGAGTTGTGCCGCACTCGCCATGTTCTACATTACCATACGAACAATACTAATTGTCCCTATTTTACTATCATCTCCAAAGGATAGCTCCCCCTCGCCTTTATGCAGCGAGGGGGAGCCGAGAGCTTCATTCATTCATGAGTCTTACCTTTTGCGGGTAGAGATACTCCAAAAGCTGCAGGGCATGGTAGTTGTCCGCCTCAATCAGCGTATGCCATAGATCGCTGTCAGGCGCGTTTTTCACTTTATCTATTGGCTGCAGGGTAGGATAAATAGGCTCGCCGAATTTAGCCACCGGCACGAGGTCGGAAAGCGCAATAGTCTCGCTTTCGCCGGAGGCAAGATGCAGACATACCGCATCGCCGCCGTTTATCTTGGTTACGCGGTACATATCATTGATGGCTCCGGTTTTTTTCGCCACGGTGCTGCCGCACTTTATTTCGATGCCGTAAAGAGGGGTGCATTCCGGAATGTGCTCCTCAAAAACAAGCCCAAATTTCTTTTGCTTTGTTAAGCGGGCTGCCTCCGCCATGAGCCGTTCGCGCAAGGCTTTGTCCTGCACCTGATTAATTAAGTCATTTAATGCAGCCATAATCAAACTCCTATCTATGAAATGTTTCAGTGGTTATACTGTCACATTATAATTCTACTTCAAGCTGTGTCCGATAAAACGGGCTCACTCCGCATCGGCAGGGTCGGAATTTTCCGCTGCGCCGCCGGATCGTATCCAGGCGTCAACTTCGGACAACTTGAATTTCCATAGCCTGCCTACTTTGTAGGCGGGCATATTTCTTTTTGCGATCCATTGCAGAATGGTTTCTCGCCCAACGCCAAGATACTCTTGCACTTCCTTGAGGGTGGACCATTTTTCAATGTTAATCTCGCTCACGCTATTGACCTCCATATTCTGTTCCGCAGTGCCGCAGGGTCTTATACCTGCGGCTTTTTTATCTGCGTGAGTGTCATATACACTTATACATTTAATATTATATCACAATAATACGCGAAAATCAATGAATCAAGATGAAAACGTTTATAAAAAGTCATAGATACGCTTTTTGTGTCAGCAAGAACCTGCAAAATTTCTTTTTGCTTCCTTCGTCAAAACGGCTTTCTCATGTCCAGCGAGTTATGAAAGCAAGAAAAAACCGCTTTCAGGCTGGAGGTGAAAGAGATGATTCAGGAACGAAAGGATACCCGGACACAGGTTGCGGACGAGGAGCTCATCGAAGTTCTGACTGCAATCAGCGTCGTGTCCAAACGTCTGGCAAGAAAACTGGCCTTGCTTGCCGGACAGAGCAAATCCATGGAAGGAGGAAAAACAGATGAGCAAAATGAGCGAAATGGCTGCGTCTATCGAAGAACTGCGCAGCGCTGCTGCCGCTATTAACGACGTGGCAAACTGGCTGGCCGAGGCGTTCGGCGGCGATGAGCCGAAATCGGAAGCCAAGCCTGATGAGCCGACGCTGACGCTGGAGGCGGTCAGAGCCGTCCTTGCGGACAAGTCCCGTGCGGGCTTCACTGCTCAGATTCGCTCTCTGCTCCAGAAGTACGGTGCCGACAAACTGTCGGGCGTTGACCCGGCAAACTACAAGGCGCTGCTTGCAGATGTGGAGGATATCGGGGCCCCCGAAGAATCCACAGATTCTTTGGGGAGAGGAGGAGCAGCGGAATGAACGAGCTTTCGTGTTTTCACGGAAGCGAGCGATATGAAGCTTGCGACGACGAGATGCCACCTAAAGGACACGCGATTCTCTCCGCATCCGGTTCTGACCGTTGGCTGCACTGTCCGCCGTCTGCTCGGCTTTGTGAGAGCTACGACGATAAGGGCAGCGATTATGCCGCCGAAGGCACCGATGCTCATGCGCTTTGTGAGTTCAGGCTCCGTCAGGCGCTGGGCATGGCGGCAACCGACCCGACCGAGAATCTCACATGGTTCAATGAGGAAATGAACGACTGCGCCACTGGTTATGCCGCTTATGTACTTGAACAGGTCGAAGCCGCAAAGCTGACCTGCGCCGATCCTGTGGTGCTCATTGAGCAGCGGGTGGACTTTTCACGCTGGGTGGAGGGTGGCTTCGGAACGGCAGATGCGTTAATTATCGCGGATGGCACCCTCAAAATCTGCGATTACAAGCATGGGCTTGGAGTGCTCGTCCGAGCGGAGGAAAACCCGCAGCTCATGTGTTATGCTCTCGGTGCACTGGAGCTATTTGACAAAATTTACGACATCGAAACGGTCAGTATGACCATCTACCAACCGCGCAGAGACAACGTTAGCACCTACGAAATATCCAAGGATAAGCTGTACCGCTGGGCTGACGAAGTCCTAAAGCCCACCGCTGAGCTCGCTTTCGCTGGCGACGGCAACTTCCTCTGTGGTGAGTGGTGCGGCTTCTGTAAGGCAAAGAACGACTGTCGTGCCCGTGCCGAGGCGAATCTTGCTCTGGCGCAGTATGAGTTCAAGCTACCGCCGCTCCTTACAGATGAGGACATCGAGGACATCCTCTCTAAGGTCGATGAGCTTGTCTCATGGGCATCGGATATAAAGGAATACGCCCTGCAGCAGGCAATCAGCGGCAAGGAATGGACCGGCTGGAAGCTGGTCGAGGGCCGTTCCAACAGGAAATACGTTAACGACGCGGTTGTCGCCGATGTCGTCGAGCATGCAGGCTTCGATCCGTATGAGCGAAAGGTGCTCGGTGTCACAGCCATGCAGAAACTGCTCGGAAAATCCCGCTTTGATGAACTCTTAAGTCCCTACATTGAAAAACCGCAAGGCAAACCCACGCTCGTGCCGGAGAGCGATAAACGCCCGGCAATGTCAACGGCAACATCCGATTTTTATGAAAATTAAGGAGGACAATCATATGTCTAACAATACGAACAAGGTCAACAACCCCATGAAAGTTATCACTGGTCCCGATACCCGCTGGTCCTATGCAAACGTCTGGGAGCCGAAATCCATCAACGGCGGCACTCCGAAGTACAGTGTCAGCCTCATTATTCCAAAGTCCGACACCAAAACCGTCGCCAAGCTGAAGGCTGCCATCGAAGCTGCTTATCGCGAAGGCGAGTCCAAGCTCAAGGGTAACGGCAAGACTGTGCCGCCTCTGGCCGCAATCAAAAACCCGCTTCGAGACGGTGATACAGAGCGTCCGGACGACGAAGCCTACGCCAATGCTTACTTCATAAACGCCAATGCAACAACAGCACCCGGCATTGTTGATGTCGACCGTAATCCGATTCTGATCCGCTCCGAGGTCTACTCCGGCGTGTACGGTCGTGCCAGCATCAGCTTCTATGCCTTTAATTCCAACGGCAACAAAGGCATCGCTTGCGGTCTCAACAACCTGCAGAAGGTACGTGACGGTGAGCCTCTCGGTGGCAAGGCCTCAGCTGAGTCTGATTTCGCAACCGAGGGCGATGAGGACTTCCTCGCCTAAAGCTTACATCATTTCCGGGCGGTGGCGGAGGGGCTTCTCTCCGCCGCTTTCCTTATTGGGGGCAACAATATGAAAACATTAGAAATCGATATTGAGACTTACAGCAGCGCCGACCTCTCCAAGTGTGGCGTATATAAATATGTAGAAGCTCCCGATTTCGATATAATCCTTTTCGCTTACAGCGTCGACGGCGGCGAGGTGCAGGTCGCTGATCTGGCTCAAGGAGAGAAGATACCGACTGAAGTGCTGTCGGCTCTGGAGGACGAGTCCGTCATCAAGTATGCCTTCAACGCCTCATTTGAACGCATCTGTATTTCACGTTTTCTCGGCTACCCTACTGGGGACTATCTTGACCCGACATCATGGCGCTGTTCCATGATATGGTCAGCGTATCTCGGACTCCCACTGTCGCTGAAAGGTGTCGGCGCGGTTCTCGGTCTGGATAAGCAGAAGATGGACGAGGGTAAAGACCTTATCAAGTATTTCTGTCAGCCCTGTGCTCCGACAAAGGCCAATGGTGGCAGGACGCGTAATCTTCCGTCCGACGCGCCGGATAAGTGGGTGACCTTCAAAGCCTACAATAAACGAGATGTTGAAGTGGAAATGCAGATACAGCAGAAGCTCGCAAAGTTTCCAGTGCCGGACAGTGTCTGGGACGAGTACCACTTGAGTGAAGAAATAAACGACCGGGGCATCCGTGTGGATATGCCGTTTGTGAAACGAGCTATCGAATTTGATGTGCGGTCACGCGCCCGACTCTCCGCCGCGATGCGAGATATCACAGAGCTGGACAATCCCAATTCTGTACAGCAAATGAAATCATGGCTGGCCGAAAACGGTCTCGAAACCGACACTCTCGGTAAAAAAGCAGTGGCGGCGCTGGTGAAGGACGCTCCCAGTGAACTTGGCGAGGTGCTGCAACTCCGCCAGCAACTTGCTAAATCATCTGTCAGAAAATACACCGCTATGGAAAACGCCGTCTGCGCTGACGACCGTGTCAGAGGGATGTTCATGTTTTACGGAGCCAACCGAACAGGCAGATTTGCCGGACGGCTGGTTCAGCTTCAGAATCTGCCTCAGAACCACATCCCAGACCTCGCCGAAGCGCGGAGTCTGGTGGCGGGTGACAACTACGACGCGCTCGAAATTCTGTATGAGGATGTCCCAGACACCCTATCCCAGCTTATCCGCACGTCGTTCATACCGAGAGCGGGTGCGAAGTTCATCGTTACGGACTTCAGCGCAATCGAAGCAAGGGTCATCGCGTGGCTTGCCGGTGAAAGCTGGCGTACCGAGGTGTTCAAGAACGGCGGAGACATCTACTGTGCGTCCGCGTCAGCAATGTTCAATGTCCCAGTCGAGAAACATGGCGTGAATGGTCATCTGCGGCAAAAGGGTAAGATCGCGGAGTTGGCGCTCGGTTACGGCGGCTCCGTCGGCGCACTCAAAGCGATGGGTGCTCTTGAAATGGGGCTGATTGAAGACGAGCTCCAGCCACTGGTGGGATCGTGGCGAAAATCCAATCCGCACATCGTCAAGTTCTGGTGGGATGTTGACCGTGCCGTGAAGACCGCCGTTAAGGAGAAAACCACAACATCCACAAATGGTATTAGCTTCTCCTACCAGAGCGGTTTCCTGTTTATAATCTTGCCAAGCGGCAGACGGCTGGCGTATGTGAAGCCGCGTATGGGCGAGAACTGCTTCGGCGGAGAGTCCGTGACCTATGAAGGCGTCGGCGGTACGAAAAAATGGGAGCGGCTCGAATCCTACGGCCCGAAGTTCGTGGAAAACATCGTGCAGGCTACCTCAAGGGACATCCTCATGTATGCCATGCAGACGCTCAGCTGCTGCTCCATCGTCGCCCATGTCCACGATGAGCTCATTATCGAGTGTGATAAGCGAGTATCACTGGACACGATCTGTGAACAGATGGCACGAGTGCCGCCCTGGGCAAAGGGACTAATACTCCGCGCCGACGGCTACGAATGCGATTTCTACAAAAAAGACTGATGAAGCGGCACTGAGTCCAGATTTGGGCTTAGTGCCTTTTTCAAAAATAATTGGTTTTCCTTCGTCAAAACGCGCCACTCATGTCCAGCGAGTAGTGAGAGGCGGCGACGCCCGAATTTTGAAGGAGGATCATCAATTATGTTCTATGTAAAAGAGAAACTCAATGATGCTGTGGAGGCGACCGTCGAGATCACCGACGAGAATGTCTTTACGCGCTGCCCCGGCTGCGGCGATGAGGTGAGCGTCGATCTTGCCGAGCTGTTTAGCGACGGTGAAAGCGACCTGTACGGCACTGCGGTCTACTGCGAGGAATGCAGCCGAAAGATTAGAAACGAGAGGTGCGGACATGGGAGTAAGCAAGTTTAATTCTGAGGGCTACTACGACCCGACAGCTTTCGGAGCACTTTCTGATATCGAAGCCGAGGAAAAGGCACTCCGAGCTTTCTGGCCTATCGTGTATATCTGTTCTCCCTTTTCTGGAGATGTGGACGGAAACGTCGCAGCGGCGCAGCGCTACAGCAGGTTTGCTGTGGACAAGGGCTACATACCCGTCGCGCCGCACCTGTTGTTTCCGCAGTTCCTTGACGACAACGACCCGAAGGAGCGCCAGCTCGGATTGTTCTTCGGCAACGCCCTCATGAGCAAATGCGCCGAAGTCTGGGTGTTCGGCAGTACTATCTCAGCCGGTATGGAGACTGAAATTAAACGCGCTAAGTGGAAGGACTACCGCTTGCGCTATTTTAATGAAAACTGCGAGGAGGTGCAGAAATGATTGATTTATCGGATAGAAAAAGCTTTCAGGAGTTTATGCTGATTAATTCGGCTCAAGCTTTGTCGAGAGAGCAATATGCCAGATTCAAAGCTGGGCTTGAAGCGATGCCGGACGATATGTTTTGGCAAGTTATCGCGGAGTGTATAGCTACAGCCCCGAAAAATTGCGGGTATAAGGAACAGGCAAAGCTGCTTGATGAAGTGAGAAACGCAAACGGCATAACTTCAAAAAATTCCGCAATGCACGATTTGCAGATGCATGTTATTTCAGATGAAGAAGCCGATCGAGTTTGGAAGCGCATAATCGCATCCCGTCCCAGCGATGAAATCAAGCTGACCGGCGATGAGGACAGTCGCCTAATCAAGCTCTGGGAGAAAGGCACCGAAGATGTCAGCATTCCTTCCGATCTGTTTTTCGCAAACACGATTCCGCTTTTGGACTGTAGGATCATTGTTGATGAAACCTGCCGTGAAAACGGTCATGTTGTTCCATATCGCGTTGTCGTATTCCCGGACTATGCCGAACTCATTCAACTGGCTGAAGAAAACGAGCCGGTCAATGTCGGTGCCATCGTAAACAATCCTGTCATAGGGCCCTGCTGCTTTACTCCATTTTATGTAGTCAAAGGCGTTGACAGCATTATGTTCAGCGGCGTGGGATACCATGGTGTGCCGGAAGAAAACATCAGGAAAGCACAGGCGACGATGACCATGCAGGATCTGTCACAGATGGCCATCTCGTTTCTCGAAACGTGGTATGGCATCCAGATCGCGCTTCTGCACCCGACCATGCGGGAGATGTTTCGGCATCCGAAGACAGCTCCTGACACAAAGTATTTGCCCGTGCACAGCACCAAGCGGAAAAACCGCGTGAAATATATCAAAGTCCACATCATCAACAGCGATGAGATGAACGCCGCCATGTTTGGTGAAAGCAAGACATACACCCGCCACGCTCTTGTTTGGTATGTTATCGGTCACTGGCGTACCATCAAAAGCGGGGTCAAAGTTTTCGTTAAGCCCTGTTGGAAGGGTCCGCTTCGTGACGTCAAGGTCGCCCTCGCTGAAAGAGAGCGCGTCATCGTTCAAGCTACGGGAGGTGCTCTGTAATGGAACCACAGAACAAATACGTCCTTTATGAGGAGGTAATCAATCATGCGTGAATTGAAGATTGCGCTCGGCAACTCCCGCCAAGCGAAATTTTGGTCAAATAAGACTATGTCCTTCGACGAAATATGTAGCCGACTGAAAACGCCGATACGCACGACCGAAACAGCCGAGGAATACGCCAAGCTGCCGAAGCCCAAGCGCGATGAAATCAAGGATAAGGGTGGCTTTGTCGGCGGACATCTGCGGGACAACCTCCGCAAGGTAGGAAATGTCTCCTGCCGCTCACTGTGGACGCCCGACATTGATAACGCAACGCCGGAGTTCATCGCAGCGTTGGAGGCAAAGCTGACCTTCAAGTGCGCGGTGTACTCCACACACAGCCATACGCCTCAAGCGCCCCGACTCCGTATTGTCGCTCCGTTTACACGGGATGTTTCTGCAGATGAGTTTGTGGCGGTATCGCGCTATATGGCTGCAGAGCTCGGCATCGATATGTTCGATGAATGTTCTTTCATTCCTAACCAGCTCATGTACTGGCCGACCTGCCCGTCCAACGGTGAATACATCTGTAAGTTCTTCGATGGCGAGTTGCTCGACCCAGATGCGATACTCGCGGCGCATCCGGACTGGCAGGACTGCTCTTTGCTGCCTACCACCTCGCGGGAAAGCAAGGTCAACAAGCCGAGTCAGAAGCCGCAGGAGGACCCGCTCGGCAAGCCCGGTATAGTCGGCGCTTTCTGCCGTACTTACAGTATCACAGCGGCAATTGAGAAATTTCTATCGGACGTATATGCTCCGTCGGTCTCGGAAGGCCGCTACGACTATATCCCCGGCGAGAGCACTGCTGGTGTCGTGATATACGATGACAAGTTCGCATACAGCCATCATGCCACAGACCCTGCCTGCGGAAAGCTGCTCAACGCATTCGACCTCGTCCGCATACACCGATACGGCGATGACGATGAGAAGAAATCTTTCTCCGCTATGATGGAGTTTGCGGTTAAGGACGAACAGGTCAGCTCACTGCTTCTGCGTGAAAAACAGGCGTCCGCCGCAGAGGAGTTCGATAATTGGACAAAAGGTCTGCAGCGCGACCGTGGAGGGTCGCTGCAAAACAGTCTGCACAATATAACACTGATACTCGAAAATGATGAAAATCTCAAGAATATATGTTTCAACCAACTCGCTGACGGTATGGAGATAAAGGGCGATGTACCGTGGCAGCACCCGGCGCGGTTCTGGCGTGATGCCGACGACGCGCAGCTCATCTGTTATATCGACGCTAACTACGGCAGTTTTTCTCAACGAAACTATCAGATTGGCGTCGCCAAGGTTGTAGACGACCGTTCCTACCACCCCATTCGGGAGTACCTCGCGCAGTTGCCACCGTGGGACGGTACGACACGCGCCGAAACCGTTCTTATTGACTACCTCGGAGCGGAGGACAACGCTTATACCCGCGCTGTCACTCGGAAAACACTCTGCGGCGCAGTTTCCCGTGTTCAGCATCCGGGCATCAAGTTTGATTATATCCCTGTGTTGAACGGACCGCAGGGTATCGGCAAGTCTACGCTGATCGCCAAGCTGGGTGGCGAATGGTACTCGGACAGCGTTTCGCTTACCGATATGAACGATAAAACCGCCGCCGAGAAGCTGCAGGGTTACTGGATTCTTGAAATCGGTGAGCTGGCCGGAATGAAGAAAGCCGATATCGACAAGGTCAAAGCATTCATCTCTCGGCAAGATGACAAGTATCGGGCCTCCTTCGGCAGACGTGTTACACCGCATCCGAGGCAGTGCGTGTTCTTCGGCACGACCAACTCTCAGAACGGTTATCTCCGCGACATCACCGGTAACCGCCGCTTCTGGACGATTACGACTCCCGGCACTGGCAAATGGAAACCGTGGGAGCTTACTTCGGAGACAGTTCAGCAGATATGGGCGGAGGTGCTGGTACTGGTCGAGCGAGGCGAAAAACTATATCTTGACGCAAACCTTGAATCCTTTTCTCAGGCGGAGCAGCGGAGCGCTATGGAGCAGGATGACCGTGAAGGGCTTGTGTGTGCATACTTGAACCTCCTTTTGCCAGAGAATTGGGCTGAGATGGATGTCTATGCAAGGCAGGAATATATCAATGACCCGGACGGTCCTACCCAGCCGAAAGGTACTGTGCGTCGTGACAGCGTCAGCAATCAGGAAATCTGGTGCGAATGCTTCGGCAAACGCAAAGAGGACATCAAGGCATCCGACTCTTTTGCGATAGCGGCGATTATGCTTCGTATCGAAGGTTGGCAAAGAACCGAAGATCGAGAGGTACAGCCCATATATGGCAGGCAGCGTTTATATAGGCGAATTGAAGCGTAATTGTGGACAGGCTCATGGGACAAGTTTAACAGCTTGTCCCAGTCCATCAGTCTGTCCAGCCCGTAAAACCTTTGAAATCGGGCAAAAACAGCGTATTTGCGGACGAGTGGACAGCTATTTCTATATAGTACAAATAATGATGAATATAAGAGAAAAAGCAATCCCGTCCACGTGTATTTGCGCGCGTATAGAAAATTCTGACCACCTGTCCACGGAGGAAAATGGCATGAGAGAAAAACAGATAGAACAAAAGCTCGTAAAAGCAGTGAAAAACATGGGAGGCATCGCGCCTAAGCTCGTGTGTCCCGCTTTTGACGGAATGCCTGACCGCATCGTCCTTCTTCCGGGTGGTCATATGGCTTTCGTGGAGGTTAAGACTCCCGGCGAAAAACCGCGTCCATTACAGATGGCGAGACACGGACTGCTTCTGCGGCTCGGTTTCAAAGTATATGTCCTTGATGATGAACAGCAGATTGGAGGGATTCTTGATGAAATACGAGCCTCATAACTACCAGACCTACGCGACCCGTTACATCGAGGAGCACCCGATATCCGCAGTTCTGTTGGATATGGGCCTTGGCAAAACGAGCATCACGCTGACAGCGCTGAATAACCTTCTGTTTGACAGCTTCGAAGCGCATCGCATTTTAGTAATTGCCCCGCTGAGAGTAGCGCGGGACACATGGACTGCTGAAGCAGATAAATGGAATCATCTTCAGAACCTCATATGCTCCGCAGCCGTCGGCTCTGAAGCGGAACGCCGTGCGGCACTGATGAAACCTGCTGATATCTATATCATCAACCGAGAAAATGTCCAGTGGCTCATTGAGGATAGTAAACTGCCCTTTAACTATGACACCGTAGTGGTCGATGAGCTGTCCTCCTTCAAGAACTATCAGGCAAAACGATTCCGGGCATTGCTGAAGGTGCGGCCAAAAGTCAAGCGCATCATTGGGCTAACCGGCACTCCCAGCAGCAATGGCCTCATGGATTTATGGGCAGAGTTCCGGCTGCTGGACATGGGCGCTCGGCTCGGAAGGTTTATCAGCCACTATCGGCTTGAATACTTCCAGCCAGACAAGCGCAATGGACAGGTCATCTTTAGTTACAAGCCTCTGCCCGGAGCGGAACAACGTATCTACGACAAAATAACGGACATCACCATCTCCATGCGTTCCACTGACCTTCTGAAAATGCCGCAGCTGGTCAACAGCGAATACACCGTCAGGCTCTCCGACGAGGAACGTAAACGGTATGACGGTCTGAAGCAAGATCTGGTCCTACAGCTTCAGGGCAGCGAGATCACCGCCGCAAATGCCGCTGCTCTCACCGGTAAGCTCTGTCAAATGGCAAATGGCGCTATATACGCTGATGATGGAAGCATCGTGAATTTACACGACCGGAAATTGGACGCACTGGAGGACATTATTGAAGCCGCTGGTGGAAAGCCGCTGCTGGTAGCGTACTGGTTCAAACATGACCTTGCCCGCATCACAGAACGGCTGATTAAGCTCCATGTTCCGTTCTCCAAGTTGGACAGTTCTGAGAGCATCAAGCGTTGGAACGACGGCGAGCTTCCTGTGGCGCTTATACACCCGGCTTCCGCTGGTCACGGGCTAAATCTTCAAAGCGGCGGCTCCTGCATCGTCTGGTTCGGGCTGACATGGTCACTGGAGCTTTACCAGCAGACCAACGCCCGACTCTGGCGACAGGGACAAAGTGCCGAAACGGTTGTGGTGCAGCACATCGTTACCAAAGGCACAATCGACGAGCGGATTCTGAAGGTGTTATCCAAGAAGGATAGCACTCAGGCGGAGCTTATCGACGCGGTAAAAGCTGACCTGCACATCTGAGACAATCTATGACAATCCGTGCCAATCCGAGAGAAAAACAAAACATCGGAGGTACAGATTATGAATACCAATTGTGAAAACCTCGCAAACGCCATCATCCTTCAGGCAGCGAAAGATTACCGTAAGGCGCTGCGTACTCTCTCGCTCAACCCGCATAACTGCTCGGCGCAGTATGAATGCCGGAGCCTTGAGCAGTTCTTCCGTTCCGGCTTGTTTGGTGTGCTGACGCAACTTGACCCGGAGTTGCTTATCAGGAGGCTGAAAGCGGAGGTGGCGGCATGACTGTGAAGGAATATCTAGGTCAGGCCTACCGTCTCGACCAGCGTATCAATTCCAAGCTGGAGCAGGTCGCTTCGTTGAATGAGCTGGCGACGAAATGCACCTTGTCGCTCACGGGTATGCCTCGCAATCCCAATCGCGGCACCTCCACGATGGCTGATGCCGTAGGAAAGATCGTAGACCTGCAAGCGGAGATTAACCGCGACATCGATCGGCTCGTTGACCTGAAGCGTGAGATGGTGACGATCATCAAGGCAGTGAGCAACCCTGAATATCAGACGCTGCTGGAGCTGCGCTACCTGTGCTTCAAAACATGGGAGCAAATTTCGGTCGACATGGGCTACAGCATCCAGCATATCTATCGACTGCGTGAGAAGGCTTACGACGAAATTCATGTGCCGCCCGAAAGATGATAGGTTATGTTAGTAGATGTTCATGCTAAATTCTGATATGCTATACTTAGCGAAATAAGAACGTGAGAGCCTCGTGGGAGCAATCCCCCGGGGCTTTCTTTATGCCTGCAAGGAGGTGACATCATGCCAAGAAAACCACAGCGACCATGCCAGCATCCCGGCTGTCCGAAGCTGACAAGCGGTCTTTACTGCCCAGAGCATCAGCGACAGGCGGATTATCATTACAATCATTTCCAGCGTGAGCCGGAGACGAATAAAAGGTATGGTCGTGCGTGGAAGCGCATCCGCGACCGCTACATCAAGGCGCACCCGCTTTGTGAGGAATGTCGAAAGCAAGGCAGGCTGACACCCGCCGAGGAAGTGCATCACATCCTCCCGCTCAGTCACGGCGGCACCAACAACACAAATAATCTGATGGCGCTGTGCAAGCCTTGCCACTCGCGTATCACCGTGGAGATGGGCGACCGCTGGCACGAACGGTGAGGTCTGTATCACATTTTGATACAGACCAAAACATAATCACTTTGATCGAAAATATATTCACTCGGTCTTTGCCCCGGTGGGGGCATCTAAATCCTCAAAACTTTTAAAGGCGGACAGCGGCGTGGGGCTTCGTGTTAAAAAACGCAGTTTCAAACAAGGTAATAGGCTCAGCCGCAAAGCGAGGTGATATTTTTGGCAAAGGACGGAACAAACAGAGGCGGCGCTCGTATCGGCGCGGGCGCAAAAAAGAAGCCATTAGCCGACAAAATTGCCGAGGGCAATCCCAGCGGCAGAACATTGACGGTCATGGAGTTTTCTGGTGCTACCGACCTTCAAGGTCAGGTAATGCCGGAGCCGAACAAGATGCTCGAAGCTGTCCAGAAGGACGGCAAGACGCTGGTCGCCGGTGAAATTTACAAAAACACATGGACATGGCTCAACGAGCGCGGCTGCGCGACACTGGTCTCTCCGCAGCTTCTGGAGCGCTACGCCATGAGCGTCGCCCGCTGGATTCAGTGTGAGGAAGCGGTCACAGCTTACGGCTTTCTGGCGAAGCACCCGACGACGGGCAACGCCATTCAAAGTCCGTATGTAGCTATGGGACAGAATTACATGAACCAGACGAACCGCCTGTGGTATGAGATTTTCCAGATCGTAAAGGAAAACTGCACCGGCGAGTACAGCGGCGCGAATCCGCAGGACGACGTTATGGAGCGCCTGCTCAAAGCGAGGAGAGGCAAATGAATATACAAACCTTAAAGCTGTCGGAGCTGAATCCGGCAAAATACAATCCGCGCAAAGAACTGCGTCCCGGCGACGCGGAGTTTGAGAAGCTCAAGCGTTCTATTGAGAGCTTTGGCTATGTGGAGTTGATCGTTGTCAACGAAGCGACCGGCTTTACCGTCATCTCCGGGCATCAGCGGCTTTCTGTTTTGAAGGCGCTTGGCTATGAGAGCGTGGAATGTGTCGTGGTGAGCTTGGATGTCGTTCACGAAAAGGCACTCAACATTGCCATGAACAAAATCTCCGGCGAGTGGGATACGAAGAAGCTCGAAAATTTGCTTTTAGATTTGAAAGCTGAGGACTTCGACGTGACGCTGACCGGCTTCGACACCAGTGAGATAGGGCTAATGCTCGGCGTCGATGATGAAATCGTGCAGGACGTTGTGCCTAACGTGGCGCTGGACGCGGAGCCGATATGCCACCCCGGAGACGTTTGGCGGCTCGGTCGACACCGTTTGCTCTGCGGCAGCAGTACAGACAAGAGCAATGTTGCTCGACTGATGGATGGTCAGCACAGCAAGCTGCTCTTTACCTCACCGCCCTACAGCGATATGCGAACCTACAACGGAGATAAAGAACTGTCGGTTAAGAGCATCGCGCAGTTCCTTCCATGCTATGAACCCTTCACGGCGCTGCAGGCAGTCAATCTCGGCATACAGCGTAAGGACGGCGAGGTTTATCCCTACTGGAACGTATACATCGATGCGGCGAAGCAGGTCGGTCTGAAATTGCTGGCATGGAATGTGTGGGATAAACTGACCTGCGGTAGCGTCGGGCAGCAGAGCGCGATGATACCGATTCGGCACGAGTGGATTTTCTGCTTTGGAAAAGAGCCGGTGTCAGTAAATCCGACTTGGCGCAAAAAGGAAGCCAGCATCTACTCCGGTGGTCGCTACAACAAAATCCGTCAGGCGGACGGCTCATTCCGGATTGCGCGGCGCGGTAATGAGACCGGCGCGTTTAAAAAGATGGAGAGCCTGCTGGAGCTGCCGGAGCAGACCAGTCTGGAATCGGTCACCAAGCAGCTCAGTGAAAAAGGTAAGATTCGCGCTGAGCACCCCGCCACTTTCCCTGTGGCTCTGCCGTCGGAATACATCGTCGCGTTTACGAACGAAAACGACATCGTGGTCGAGCCCTTTGGCGGCGCGGGTACGACGCTCATCGCCTGTGAGCAGCTTAACCGCACCTGCTTCATTATGGAGCTCGACGCGCACTACTGCGACGTCATCATAAAACGCTGGGAAAATTTCACCGGCTGTAAGGCCGAGAAAAAGGAGTAATGATATATGACTACATATAAAACAGCCGAAAGCGTCTGTATGGGTCACCCGGATAAACTCTGCGACCTGATTGCGGACAGCATTCTTGACGCATGTCTCAGAAAAGACAAATCCTCTCGCGTCGCCTGCGAGGTCATGGCGACAAAGGGGAAAATCATCGTTGCGGGCGAGATCACCTGCGACGGTAAGGTCGATATCCGCTGGGAGGTGCGCGAGGCGCTTCGCAAAGCGGGCTACAATCCGTGGCGCTTCACGGTTTTCGTGTTTGTCCATAAACAGAGCAAGGACATTGACGCCGGAGTGACGACCGCACTGGAAGCGCGTAACGGTAGCGAGGAGCGCTACGTTTCTATCGGCGCTGGCGATCAGGGTACCGTTTACGGTTATGCCACTGATGAAACACGCGAGAAGCTCCCGCTCCCGTTGGTGCTGGCGCATCGCATCGTCAGGCGCGTGGATACTGTTTGCAAGGATAAAATCGTGAAGGGGCTTCTGCCGGACGGCAAGGCGCAGGTCACTGTGGAATATAAGGACGGCAAGCCCAAGCGTGTGAAAACCATTGTGGTTTCCGTTCAACATGAAGCCAGCAAGACGCAGGAACAGCTCTACTCCGACATCAAGCAAAATGTGCTATGGCAGTGCTTTGAGGATTTTCCCTTTGATGATGCCACCGAAATCCTCGTCAATCCCTCCGGGCGCTTCGTCGAGGGTGGACCCGCAGCCGATACTGGGCTGACCGGCAGAAAGCTGATGGTGGATACCTACGGCGGGCTGGCGCTGCACGGCGGCGGCGCGTTTAGCGGTAAGGACCCGACGAAGGTCGACCGCAGTGGCGCTTATATGGCACGGTACATTGCAAAGAATATCGTTTGGAGCGATCTTGCAAAGGAATGCGGGGTCGCTCTTTCTTATGCCATCGGCAAGGCTGACCCCGTCGCAGTGAGCGTTGACTCCTTCGGAACAAGCGAGCTCACAAACGAGCAGCTCAGCGAAATCGTGAAGTCTGTGTTCAACCTGCGTCCGGCGGCGATCATCGAAAAGCTGCGTCTGCGCAACGCCATCTACGAGGACACTGCAACCTATGGGCACTTCAACTCGTGCTTGTTCCCATGGGAGGACACCAGCATGGAGTTATACAAAGAGCTGAGAAAGGCGGCGGAGAAATATGCAGATAGAAAAATTGATGATTGAACAGCTCATTCCCGCCGACTACAATCCGCGTAAGGATTTAAAGCCCGGTGACCCGGAATACGACAAGCTGAAACGCTCCATCGAGCAATTCGGCTATGTGGAACCACTCATCTGGAACAAGGCCACCAGCAGAGTCGTCGGCGGCCACCAGCGATTGAAGGTGCTCATTGATATGGGTATCACTGAGGTCGAGTGCGTGGTGGTCGAACTGCCGGAGGATAAGGAAAAGGCACTGAACATCGCGCTGAACAAAATTTCCGGCGAGTGGGATAAGGATAAGCTGGCGCTTCTGATTGCTGACCTGCAGGGTGCGGACTTCGATGTATCGCTAACAGGCTTCGACCCCGCCGAGCTGGATGATCTATTCAAGGATAGTATCAAAGACGGCATACACGACGATGATTTTGATGTAGACGCTGAGCTAAAGGAGCCGCCAATCACCAAACTCGGTGATGTCTGGACGCTCGGTCGGCATCGGCTAGTCTGCGGAGATTCTACGAAAGCGGACACCTTTGATTTGCTGATGGCCGGAGCGAAAGCTAACCTCGTCATCACCGACCCGCCCTACAACGTCAACTACGAGGGCAGCGCCGGAAAAATCAAGAACGACAACATGGAAAACAACGCCTTTTATAACTTCCTGCTTGCCGCTTTTCAGAACATCGAGTCAGTCATGGCGGATGACGCCAGCATTTATGTTTTCCATGCCGACACCGAAGGGCTTAATTTCAGAAGAGCCTTTTCGGATGCCGGTTTTTATTTGTCTGGCTGCTGCATCTGGAAGAAGCAGTCGCTGGTGCTCGGCCGCTCTCCATACCAGTGGCAGCATGAGCCGGTCCTTTATGGCTGGAAGAAAAACGGAAAACATCAGTGGTACACCGGACGCAAGGAAACTACCATCTGGGAATTCGATAAGCCTAAGAAAAACGGCGACCACCCGACCATGAAACCGATCCCGCTCTTGGCATACCCGATTATGAACAGCAGCATGAGCAACACGCTGGTACTTGATCCATTTGGCGGCAGCGGTTCTACCCTCATCGCATGCGAACAAACCGACCGCTCCTGTTACACTATCGAGCTTGATGAGAAATTCTGTGATGTTATTGTCAAACGCTACATAGAGCAAGTCGGCACGGCGGACAAGGTAAGCGTGCAGCGTGACGGTGTGCTCTACTCCTATGCGGAAGTAACCGCAAATGGGTAAACTTTGCTTTCCGGCATTGTGTTATCTACACGAAAAACCGCCGAGTAATCGGTACAGTATTCTACACTGAAATCGCATAAAACCGTTGCTATATAAGCGGTTTAGAGTGATTAATGTATGTACCAAAGCTGAATAAATTCGGCTCAAAGAAAGGCGGTATGAAAAATGAAACTAAACTACAATGTTACAGGAAGCGAACGCAAATCACTGGTTGGAGCAATCAGCACGGCGCTGAGCATACCAACCAAATACCTCGGAGCACCATCCTTTGCTTACGAAATTGGCGGATACCACATCGACAAGGGCGGAACGCTTACAGGTCCCGATAACCTTGACTTGGAGGATGCACTTCATCAAGCTGGTTTTGACGCAGACAGCGACAGTCGCGAGTATGATGAAAATGACACCTACGAAAGCGGGCTTGGCGGTATGGGTGCGCTTGACGAGCTCCCGGACATTGACCAGCACCATCCCGGGCGGTACGTCAACCCCAATGCACCCATTACCGACACCATGCAAAGACAACTGGATGAAGTGATTGCCTTTGAGGACCTGAGGATGGACGGCCGCGAAGAATTGGGTCTGGGCCGTACCCGCCGCGAAAACTTTCAGGGTGAAAACGGAATGCAGGCAAGCGATGTGCCTGAACCTGATGACGACATCGGATTGGTAATTGAGATGCCGCGTTCCTCCATCTCCGACACGGTACTAGACAACCTCAAGCTGCTGGTGGAAAGCAAAGCGACGCTCATCAAGAAGGCACTCGGTGCAGACAGCTTAGAAATTGAGCTCACCGACGAACTGATTCGCTTCCCTTGGTTTGAATGCATTCCGGAGTCTGAGGTCGTCGCCGCGACCACATGCTTTATTAAAAAGATGCTTGACGCAGCCAAAAGCCAGAAACGTGTGACCGCCAAGGAAAAGGAAACGGACAATGAAAAGTACTCTTTCCGCTGCTTCCTCCTGCGCCTTGGCTTCATAGGTGATGAGTATAAGGAAACGCGCCGGGTACTCCTTCGGAACCTGACCGGCAGTGCAGCATTTCGCTCAGGAGCCAAGACAAACTTTAGCGCGGATGAGCTCGACTCATCCACTGACGGCTCTGCAGAAGTAGAAACAGTAAAAAATCTGCTGACCAGAGAGGAGGCGGCTAACAATGAAATTTCCGAGTAAAGAAATAGTCGAACGCATCCGACGCCAGTTTCCGGTCGGTTGTCGTGTGGAGCTTCTTCGTATGGACGACATGCAGGCTCCACCCGTCGGTACCAAGGGCACCGTAACCGGTGTGGACGACACGGGCTCTGTGATGGTTAACTGGGATAACGGCAGTAGACTGAATGTGGTCTACGGTGAGGATTTATGCCGGAAAATTGAAATGTAACTAAAAGGTTTGAGAACAGTGCCGGAAACGGCTCTGTATCTCGTATTGATAGATTTTGACGGACTGCCGATGGCGGTCTTTTATTTTGCCCATGAGGAGGTGGCGGATACGAGAAAACTGAAAAAATATGTACCTACAAGGTTTATGGCTTCCGATTCGTATTACGACAAAGCCGCCGCCGATTATGCTGTTGCGTTTATCGAAGCTCTCTCACATACCAAAGGTACGTGGGCCGGTAAACCTTTTGAGCTTATCGACTGGCAGGAACAGATTATTCGTGACATCTTTGGAACACTCAAGCCCAATGGCTACCGGCAATTCAACACAGCATATGTAGAAATTCCGAAGAAGATGGGTAAATCAGAGCTTGCCGCCGCTGTGGCACTCCTGCTCACTTGTGGCGACGGAGAGGAACGCGCTGAGGTCTACGGCTGTGCCGCAGATCGAAATCAGGCGTCCATCGTGTTTAATGTGGCGGCAGATATGGTGCGGATGTGTCCGGCACTCTCCAAACGCGTCAAAATACTGGATGCAACGAAACGGCTTATCTATCAACCAACCGGGAGCATCTATCAGGTGCTGTCCGCCGATGTTGGAAACAAACATGGTTTTAATACCCACGGCGTCGTTTTTGACGAGCTGCATACCCAGCCGAACCGAAAACTATTTGATGTTATGACCAAGGGCAGCGGTGATGCGAGAATGCAGCCGCTGTATTTTTTAATCACCACCGCCGGAGATAACCAGAACAGCATCTGCTGGGAGGTTCATCAGAAGGCGCTTGACATTCTTGATGGACGAAAACATGACCCGACCTTCTACCCGGTCATCTATGGTGCAGCACCAGAGGATGATTGGGCGGACCCTAAGGTATGGAAAAAGGCAAATCCTTCTCTCGGCATTACGGTGAGTATGGATAAGGTCAAAGCAGCTTTTGAATCAGCAAAACAGAATCCCGCCGAGGAGAACAGCTTTCGACAGCTCCGCTTGAACCAGTGGGTCAAACAGGCTGTACGCTGGATGCCGATGGATAAATGGGATGCCTGCGCTTTTGCTGTTGACCCGGAAGCCTTACGCGGCCGGGTTTGCTACGGAGGTCTTGACCTATCTTCTTCCACCGATATTACTGCTTTTGTGCTGGTTTTCCCGCCGATGGACGAAGATGATAAGTATGTCGTGCTTCCATTCTTCTGGATACCGGAAGACAACATCGATTTGCGTGTACGCAGAGACCATGTGAATTATGACGTGTGGAAAAAACAAGGCCATTTGCAAACCACCGAAGGCAATGTCGTCCATTACGGATACATTGAAAAATTCATTGAGCAACTTGGCGAGAAATACAACATCCGTGAAATTGCTTTTGACCGCTGGGGCGCTGTGCAGATGGTACAGAACCTTGAGAGCATGGGTTTCACAGTTGTTCCGTTCGGTCAAGGCTTTAAAGATATGAGCCCGCCCACAAAAGAACTCATGAAACTGACATTGGAACAGAAAATCGCTCACGGCGGCCATCCTGTTCTTCGCTGGATGATGGATAACATCTTCATCCGCACCGACCCGGCAGGCAACATCAAAGCGGACAAAGAAAAATCCACAGAGAAAATCGACGGCGCGGTTGCCACCATTATGGCGCTGGACCGGGCAATCCGGTGTGGCAATGTTACGAGCGAAAGCGTGTATGACACACGCGGACTGCTCATTTGGTAAGGAGGTAAAATCATATGGGACTATTTCAATCCATATTTAAAGCCCGTGACAAGCCCCAAAATCTCGGCGGCTACAGCTTTCTGTGGGGCAGCTCGACTGCTGGTAAGGTGGTCAATGAGCGCACAGCGATGCAGATGACCGCCGTTTACTCCTGCGTACGCATTCTGTCAGAGGCAATCGCGGGACTGCCGTTGTTTTTATACAAATACGGTGCAGACGGCAGCAAAGAAAAATATCTTGACCATCCACTGTGGCGCGTACTGCATGATGAACCGAATCCGGAGATGACAAGCTTCGTGTTCCGCGAAACCATGATGAATCACCTGCTGCTGTCCGGAAACGCCTATGCGCAGATTATTCGCAACGCCCGTGGCGAGGTCGTGGCGCTTTACCCGCTCATGCCCAACCGCATGACGGTTGACCGCGATTCGGCTGGGAGGCTCTACTACCGCTACACAAAGAACAGCTACGACGCACCGGAGGTCGGCAAGAACAAGCAGTCGGAGGTCATTCTCTCGCCCAGTGACGTGCTTCATGTGCTGGGGCTTGGCTACGACGGTCTTGTCGGATACTCGCCCATAGCTATGGCGAAAAACGCTGTGGGCTTGGCGATGGCTGCCGAGGAATATGGTGCGAAGTTCTTTGCAAACGGCGCGGCTCCGTCCGGCGTTCTGGAGCACCCCGGTACAATTAAAGATCCAGAACGCATCCGGCAAAGCTGGCAGTCCACCTTCGGCGGCAGTTCAAACAGCAACAAGATCGCTGTGCTGGAGGAAGGGTTAAAATACACGCCCATTGCTATCTCGCCGGAACAGGCACAATTCCTCGAAACACGCAAGTTCCAAATCAATGAAATCGCTCGAATTTTCAGGGTGCCGCCGCATATGCTGGCTGACCTCGAAAAGTCGAGCTTTTCTAATATTGAGCAGCAGTCGCTGGAGTTCGTAAAGTACACTCTTGACCCATGGGTAATCCGCTGGGAACAGGCGATGAACAAGGCGCTCCTGCTCGACAGCGAAAAACGCGATGTGTTCACTAAATTCAATGTGGACGGCCTGCTTCGCGGCGATTATGCCAGCCGCATGACAGGCTACGCTACCGCCAGACAGAACGGCTGGATGAGCGCCAATGACATCCGCGAGCTTGAGAACCTCGACCGCATCCCAGCCGAACATGGCGGCGACCTCTACCTTATCAACGGCGCGATGACCAAGCTGGAGGATGCTGGCGCTTTCGCAGCTACGACTACAACAGAAACGGAGGAAAAACCTGATGGACAAAACAAAACGAAGTCCCACAAAGGCGCGTGACAAAACGCACTTCTGGAATTGGGCCAACGACGAGGAATCAGGCGTCCGCACCCTTTACCTCGACGGTACTATCGCGGACGAAAGCTGGTGGGGCGACGAAATTACCCCTCAAATGTTCAAAGATGATCTGCTTTCAGGCAACGGAGATATCGTCGTTTGGATCAACTCTCCGGGCGGCGACTGTGTGGCGGCAAGTCAGATCTATGCCATGCTCATGGACTACCCCGGCAATGTTACGGTGAAGATTGACGGCCTCGCAGCAAGCGCAGCGTCGGTCATCGCTATGGCTGGTACGGAGGTGCTCATGGCTCCCACGGCACTTATGATGATTCATAACCCGCTGACAGTGGCGATTGGCGACACGGAGGAAATGCAGAAAGCCATCGCCATGCTGGACGAAGTCAAGGAATCTATCATCAACGCCTATGAGATCAAGTCCGGGCAGTCCCGTGCAAAAATCTCGCATCTCATGGACGGCGAGACTTGGATGAATGCGAACAAGGCTGTGGAGTTCGGTTTTGCGGACGGCATCCTGACCGACACAAAACGCGATCACAGCGACGATGTAGTGTTCGCTTTCTCCCGCAGGGCTGTCACCAATTCTCTCATGAATAAGCTCATACCCAGACCTGCTCCGAGAGCGGAAAAGAAGCCGGATGCGCCTGCTGGCGTGTCTATCACCGAGGCTATGCAGAAACTGCAAGCCCGTAAATACATTTAATGGAGGTATTTCTACTATGAAAAAGGTACTTGAACTGCGCGAAAAGCGCGCAAAGGCGTGGGACGCTGCGAAGGCGTTCCTTGACGCAAGGGCGAAGGACGGTGTCCTCTCTGCCGAAGACAATGCCACTTATGAAAAAATGGTGGCGGATGTAGACGCGATGGCGCGTCAGATCGCTATTGAGGAGGACCGCGTGGCTCGTGACGCTGCGATGGCACAGCCCACCAGCACTCCGCTCACCGGCAAGCCTACCGATGGCAGTGTCAAGTCCACTCGTCCGAGAGCTACTGCGGAGTACAAGGAGGATTTCGGTCGTGCTCTTCGCGGTAAAGCCCTGCTTCACAATGTGATGAGCGAAGGAATCGACGCAGACGGCGGCTTCCTCGTGCCGGAGGAGTTCGAAGCTCAGATTGTAACCGGTTTGGAGGAAACAAATGTAATCCGTACCATCGCAAAGGTAATCAAGACCTCTGCCGAACGCAAAATCCCCATCGCGGCGACCCACTCCATCGCACAGTGGACTCCCGAAAATTCTACTTACACTGAGAATAATCCGACCTTCGCCCAGAAGACCATCGATGCTTTCAAACTGACCGACCTTGCGAAAGTCAGCATCGAACTGCTTCAGGACTCCATGTTCGATCTCGAAAGCTACATTGCAAACGAGTTCTCCCGCGCTTTTGGTGTCGCTGAAGAGGAAGCGTTCTGCATCGGCTCCGGCAGCGGTCAGCCTACGGGCATTTTCACCGCAAACGGCGGCACCGTGGGTGTGACGGCTGGCAGCCCCACCGCAATCACTGTGGACAACCTCATCGACCTTATCTACGCGCTGAAATCACCCTATCGCAGAAACGCTGTTTTCCTCATGCGCGACGTCACGGTTTCCGCGCTGCGCAAGCTGAAGGATGGCAACGGCGCGTATCTTTGGCAGCCCAGCGTACAAGCGGGTCAGCCCGATAGACTACTTGGCTATCCTCTGTATACCAGCCCATATGTTCCCGTTGCGGAGGCGAATGCCTTGCCTATCGCTTTCGGCGACTTCCAGAACTACTGGATTGCCGACCGCATGGGCAGAACCGTACAGCGCCTGAACGAGCTTTATGCCGGTAACGGTCAGGTTGGCTTCCTTGCCACCGAGCGTGTGGACGGCAAGGTCATCCTGCCAGAGGGCATCCAGCTTCTGAAGATGGGAGCGTGACGGTATGAATAACTATAGCACCAAAAACTATACCGAGCAGGGCGGTGAGAAAACTGTAATCGGCGGAACGCTTGAAATCAGGGAGGGAGCCTCAGTGACGGGGCTTCCTTCCTCCTTTACTCCCGCTGAAAACCAGTCAACCTCAACCGCTACAACCATTGCCGGGCTTGCTGCTGATTTCAATACACTGCTGTCAAAACTCAAGGCAGCCGGTCTGATGGCGGCGGATAGTTAGAAATAATGAAAGGACGGTGGCGGTATGACGCTGATTGAAAAAGTAAAGGCAAACCTTATTCTTGAGCACACGGCGGACGATGAACTCCTGCAGCTGTACATCACCGCCGCCGTATCCTATGCCGAGAGCTATCAGCACCTTCCGGAAAAATTCTACAAAGACCATCCTATGCCGTCTACCACAGAGCAGGCCGTCATCATGCTGTCGTCCCATTTTTATGAGAGCCGGGACGGAAGCACCGGCGGCTTTTTTGCCGACAATGTGCAAGCGGGACAGCAGGTATGGAATACGGTCAACCTTCTTCTTAAGCTTGACCGGGATTGGAAGGTATGAAAATTGAAAGCGGGGTTTCAATTATGAGTTTTGGAAAGATGAATACCTTTATTGACATTATCTCTACCGAGCCTACAAAGGATGCTGATGGTTTTGTCAATCATGGCGATACTGTAGTGGCATCGGTCAGAGCATATTTTGAACAGAAGAATTCTACAGAAAAGTGGCGCAATATGGCGCAGTCAGATGAGGTGAATGCCTTGTTCCGTCTCCGCACTATTCCCGGCCTTGCTCTTCACAACCGCCATGTTATCGTCTGCGAGGGCAAACGCTACAACATATACTCGGTTGAAAATGTAAAGGGCCGAGGAATGTATCTTGAAGTGTTGGCGGTGAGTGCCAATGGCTAAGGTCGATTTCAAGATGCCGGAGGATTTCCTGCTTAAGGTGTCAAGGCTGGCTGAAAAAACTGATGAGATCATACCAAAGGTTCTTGAAACAGGCGCAGAAGTCGTATACGACAAAGTAAAAAACGACCTTGCCTCCGTAGTCGGAAAAAACACAAAGGTTGAAAGCCGCTCTACCGGAGAACTTGAATCGGCGCTTGGCATATCTCCGGCGAAGCAGGACAGAGACGGCAATTTCAACGTAAAAATAGGCTTTGCAGAACCGCGCTCTGATGGCGACAGCAATGCCAAAATTGCTAATATCCTCGAATATGGCAAGCATGGCAAGCCGCCCAAGCCTTTTCTGAAGCCTGCCAAGAGCAAATCAAAAGACGCCTGCATAGAGGCTATGACCAATAAGCTGGAAAGCGAGATTGAGAAATTATGAGCATATTATCCGAACTGAATACACTGCTTGAAACCATAAATATTCCTGTCGAAACAGGTGTCTTCAGCGGAGTACCTCCTGATGAATACCTGGTGCTGACTCCCTTAATTGACACCTTTGCTGTTTTCGGTGATAATAAGCCGCTTGCGGATATAAACGAGGTCAGGGTTTCACTGTTCAGCAAAAACAACTATTTACAAAGAAAGAATCAGCTTGTGAGGATACTTCTCCAGGCTGATTTTGTTATAACCGACCGCCGGTATATCGGACATGAGGACGATACCGGCTATCACCATTACGCCATCGATGTGGCGAAATTCTATGAACTGGAGGAATAATAAATGGCTACGATCGGATTAGATAAACTCTACTATTCCAAAATCACAGAGGATTCGAGCGGCAATGAAACCTACGGCACGCCCATTTCGCTTGCAAAAGCAATAAAAGCGGATCTGTCAGTCGAGCTTGCTGAGGCCACGCTTTACGCAGACGACGGACCCGCCGAGGTCGTGAAGGAATTTAAGAGCGGTACTCTCTCCCTTGGCATCGACGATATCGGTGTGACGGCGGCTGAGGACCTGACCGGAGCAAAGCTTGACGACAACCATGTCGTAATATCCGGCAGTGAGGATGGCGGCACTCCCGTCGCCGTAGGCTTCCGGGCAAAAAAGGCAAACGGAAAGTACCGATATTTCTGGCTTTATAAAGTAAAATTCGGCATTCCGGCAACCAACCTCGCCACCAAAGGCGACAGTATAACCTTTTCCACTCCGACCATCGAGGGTACGGTGTTCCGCCGCAACAAACTGGATGGAAACGGCAAACATCCGTGGAAAGCTGAGGTCAACGAGGATGATACAAGCGTACCGGATTCCGTTATTACCGGCTGGTACACGCAGGTTTATGAACCTGTTTTCACTGTCACACCGTAACGGAGGGATGTTAAATGGATAATGAAAGAAGCGCAGAAATATCAATTGGCGGCCAGGAATATGAAATGATTCTGACTACCAAAGCAACTAAGGAGATCGCCAAGAGATATGGCGGTCTTTCTAATTTGGGCGAAAAGCTTATGAAAAGCGAGAATTTCGAGATGGCCCTCGATGAAATCGTATGGCTCATTACGCTGCTCGCCAATCAGTCAGTGCTGGTTCACAATCTGCAAAATCCCGAAAAAAAGCGCGAGCTGCTCACGGAGGAAGATGTTGAACTGCTTACTTCGCCCTTTGAGCTTGCGGATTACAAAAACGCCATCATGGACGCGATGTATAAAGGTACGAAGCGCCACGTAGAAAGCGAGGATGATAGCGTCGCCGGAGGTGCCGCGTCAAAAAACGCACAGGTCGGGTAGAGCGACAGCGTCAGTGTTCTGACGCGGAGTTGTTTGCCCGGCTGATTTTTTATGGAGTGTCCCTGCTTCATCGGTCAGAGCAGGAAGTTTGGCTGATGCCGATCGGGCATCTGCTCGACCAGTGGGAAATATACAAGCAGTTTAACGGTATGGCAAAACCGAAGCGTGAGCATTACATCGATGAAATCATACCAAGCGGAATTTAAGGAGGTGGTGAGATATGGCGGATAATTTCGGCTTGAAGATTGGAGTCGAGGGCGAAAAAGAGTTTAAAAAGGCACTCTCCGACATCAATCAGTCGTTCAAGGTTCTCGGCAGTGAGATGAAGCTGGTTGAGTCCGAGTTCGGCAAAAACGAAAACAGCGTCCAGTCCCTCACCGCCAAAAACGAGGTGTTGACCAAGCAAATCGACGCCCAGAAAGAGAAAATCGAAACGCTCCGTAAGGCGCTGCAGAATGCCTCCGACTCCTTCGGGGAAAATGACCGCCGCACTCAGCAATGGGTCGTTCAGCTTAATAACGCACAGGCCGAGCTTAACGGCATGGAGCGTGAGCTTAAGGACAATGAAAAAGCACTGGACGATGTGGCCGACAACTTTAACGATGCCGAGAAGCAAGCCGATCAATTTGGAAACGAGCTTGACAAAACGGGCAAAGAGGCAGATTCAGCCGGTGGCAAGTTTGAGAAACTCGGTTCTGTGGTTAAAGGAATCGGCGCGGCTATGGGTGTGGCTTTCGCCGCTGTCGGCACAGCTGCAATCAGCGCTGGCAAAGCTCTCGTGGATATGACTGTGGAAGCCGCCGCTTATGCAGATGAAATGCTGACCCAATCCACCGTAACAGGCATGTCGGTTGAGAGCTTGCAGGCATACAGTTACGCCGCCGATCTGGTGGATGTGTCGCTCGACACGCTGACCGGCTCTATGGCCAAGAATGTCAGGTCGATGGCGAGTGCGGCGGACGGCTCCGCAAAATACGCCGACGCATACGCACGGCTTGGTGTATCGGTTACTGATGCCAACGGTAATCTACGCGACAGCGAGGACGTCTACTGGGAGGTCATCGACGCGCTCGGAGGCATCTCCAATGAAACGGAGCGTGACGCGCTCGCTATGCAGCTCTTTGGCAAAAGTGCGCAGGACTTGAATCCACTTATCGCCCAAGGCAGCGAGGGTATTGCTGTGCTGACAGAGGAAGCAAAACGCATGGGTGCTGTTCTCTCAGAAGAAAGCATTGCTAAACTCGGTGCCTTCGATGATTCCGTTCAGCGGCTGAAGCAAGGCTCGGAAGCCGCAAAACGTGTGATGGGTACTGTGCTTCTTCCGCAGCTGCAGACACTCGCGGACGAAGGGACTACACTGCTCGGCGACTTCACTTCCGGCTTGGTGGAGGCAGAAGACGATTTTGACAAGATAAGCGAGGTCATCGGCAATACAGTCGGCGGTCTTGCTGACATGATCATGGAGCACCTCCCCAAAATCATACAGGTCGGTATGGATATCGTCATGGCTATTGTAAATGCGATTGTAGAAAATCTGCCGACTATCGTGGAATGCGCATCCTCTATCGTCATGACTCTGCTGGAAGGCTTGATAGAAGCTCTGCCCGCCATTACGGAGGGCGCTCTGCAGCTTGTTCTTACACTGGTTCAAGGCATCATCGACAATCTGCCCGCAATCATTGAAGCTGCAATTCAGATGATTGTGACGCTGGCGTTGGGTATTGCGGAAGCTCTGCCAGAATTGATTCCTTCCATCGTCGAGGCGATCCTCCTGATTGTTCAGGTGCTGCTCGACAATATGGACAAAATCCTCGAAGCCGCCTTCGCCATTATAAAAGGGCTTGCGGAGGGTTTACTGAACGCACTGCCGGAACTGATAGATGCGCTGCCCGAAATCATAACGACTATTATTGATTTCATCACAGACAATCTGCCTGAAATCATTGAGATGGGCATCGAGCTCACCATTCAGCTTGCGGTCGGACTGGTTCAAGCCATTCCGCAGCTTGTGGCGAAACTGCCGGAAATCATCGCTGCCATCGTGACCGGCCTCGGAAAGGCGGTCGGCGCTGTGTTTGAAATCGGCAAGAACATCGTAACGGGGCTATGGGAAGGCATCAAGTCCCTCGGTTCTTGGATCAGCGACAAGGTGTCCGATTTCTTTTCCGGCATAGTTGACGGTGCAAAATCTCTTCTCGGAATCAACTCGCCGTCAAAGGTATTCGCCGGAATCGGTGAAAACATGGGTCTCGGTATAGGTGTGGGCTTTACCGACGCAATGAAGGGTGTGGAAAAAGACATTACAGACGCGATTCCCACCGACTTGGACCTTGATATGAATACCGGCATCCATAAAGTGATGAACGACACCTCGCTCGACGTGAAGAAAACTGTAGAGCATACAGGAGTTATCCGGGTTGAAGGTGTAAATTCCACCTGTGAAATGACCTCGGTCGTGGACATCATCATCGACAGGCTCAGACAGGAGGTGCGCGTATGAGTTATCTGAAAAATACAGCGACCAATGAAATCATTACGCGCTTTGTGAGCCTTCGAAAAACACAGGAGGTCATACGCACGGTGCAGACCGCCCTTGACGGGACGGAGTATTTGACCCGTTTCGGCTCTCCGACCGTGCATTTTGAACTGACGCTCTATGTGGATGAAGCTGGGAAAGCCTCGCTGATGTCAGCCGAAGATAGCGTTCCGCTGCTTGAATGCTCGGTAAAGCAAGGCGTTTTCACCGGAAGAATTATTGAACTCGGAGATTTTGATTATCAGGCGGCGGGCTGGTATAAGGTCACAGCCACTCTTGCGGCGGTAAGCGAGGTGAGCGATCCATGAGAAACATTCCAACGGCGCTGAAAGAAAAACTCGCAAACAGGTTCAAGGTAGAAAACACGGACAGCATGGCAAAGCTCCGCGTGGTAGCCACGCAGACTTCCGTCAACTCTCTGCTCTCCGAGCCGATTCACGAAGATATCGCTCCCTCTCTCGGCGATGTAGCCGTGCGCCAGAGTGCCGGTGAATCCGATTTATCTCTTGCATATGCCATCTGTTTGGACGGTGGTGTCGCCAAGGTATATAAACGAAAGCTTCCGGCTGGCATGGAGTATCCGTGGGAGTACCAGTGGACGCTCGGTGCGGCGACGGATGTAGCGATTGAATTTAACGGCGTGTGGAAAATGAACGCCGAAAAGGAATGGTACTACCTTCAAACCGAGGAGTACCCGTATATCTTCTATGTTCGGAACGGCAATCTTTATGTTCAAATTTGGAATGACAGCGAAAATGCAGCGCTACTCGCTACCGGCGTTTCTCAACTATCCGCCTGCAAGGGCTGGCAATCCAGTGTTGAACCGGACCTAGACCAGGGCTTGATCATCGGCTACCTCAAGAGCGGCTCGGTATATTACCGTGCGCTCTGCTGTCAGGAAAACGGAAGCTATGTCTGGGAAGCGGAGCATGAAGTCACGCCGCTTGGTACGGGCAATACGACGCTGTCGGTTATCCGCACCAACGATTTCCGTATCGGATTCCTGACGCAGAATAATGGGCGGATGCTGCTATCGCTGACGCACCGCAACTATGCCGGAATGAGTGTCCGGCCGGAAACGGTTCACATCAACGCCTCCAATGCAAGGATGTGGATTTCCAATATAACCGAACTGGACACACTTAACAAGGAGTACGCATCCGGGAATACCGCCTATCCCTATGTTCTGCTGGATAAACCGGACACCGAAGAAATCTCCGTGGTTTCGGTGGAAAAACTGAACCGCGATACGAGTTTCTTTTGCTATGGCTTTAAAATTCATCTCACAAAACCTTTGAGCGGAAGTATCGATGCGGGATTTCCGTCGAAATGCAACCTCTCCGTTTCCGGTGTGACCGTTACCTCCGCTTTCTATGACAGCGAGGAACAGGCTCTTGTTCTGTATACGAGCGCTGATATTCGTAGGACGGTAGCCGTAACCATAACGATGCCGGAATACCGCTCGCTCTGGTATTACAAACTCGGAACGCAAAGATGGTTTTTGCCTGCTCTGAGTGCTGTCGCCGCTGCAGAAACTTTCGACTACTTTACTTATGAAAACGAGACAGCGGCCATATCTACAATATCGGCGGGAGCTTGGATTGACGAAGCTGAATTCGTTGATTGTTACCAGCCTGCTCATACGGCTGTTATTGCGGTTGTGGCTTCGTCTGTAAGCCTGCAGCCTGTTTCCACATTACCGATTTAGGAGGTTTTCAAAATGAAGATACAAGAACGAGCTGTTCTTCACAACCGTTTTGACGTCAAGGTGGTCGACGCCGCAAGCGGCAAAGTCAAGCAGACGGCGGTCGGCTTCAACGTCATTACCAACTACTATTTTAATAGCAGACTAACTGGTTCACCACTAAGTAAAACGTCAGATTTATTTCGGTATATTGCTATTGGCACCGGAACGGGAACACCCGCCGTTACGGATACCGCCCTTTTTTCGCATCTGACGCGCAAAGCCGTGACGACGCTGGAAACAGTCTATGAATATCCGACATCGCACACGACAAAGCAGATTAAACTGGAGGCGACGGAATGCAACGGCTCCACCATTACCGAAGTGGCGCTCGAAGGTTATTACAGCGGCACCTTTTCAACCTATTATTACATCATGTCCCATGCCATGCTGCAGGATTCCGAAGGGAACCAGATCGCCATCGCCAAGACTGATACTGACGTGGTTTACATTACTGCCACTTTTTATGCCACTTGCACTCCGTCCGGTTTTGGCACAAACGGCATTTACCCCACGGCGGCAAACAACTACCTGTTCAAATGGCTGCTCACGGGCAGCACGGACGATTATGTACGTTTTTCGCGTTTCCCGTTGGAGTACTCTTCGGACATGAACGTGAAATATCATGGCAGTAAGAGTTATTCCTTCAGCGGCGGCACTGGGAATACCACTACCTATCAGTACGACCTGCCTGTCACCACATTCCTTGACAGCGAGTGCAACAATCGGCTGGTCAAGCACCTCGGTGTCGCCGGAGTCGGAGCGTTTACCTTCCCAAACCACGAGGTTTTCCCGCCCTATGCGGTCGACCATCTCGTCATCGGCGAAGGCGATGGGATTACCACGGAGTTTAGTATAAAATGCCCGTTGATACAGTCTGGGACTGTTCATATTTTTGTAAATGACTCAGAAATGACTGAAGGTACGGATTACACAGTAGATTTGGAGAACAACTGCGGCGACTGGTATGAAAACTACCATACGGCGGGTTTAACCTGTAAAAGCGCCGGAGTCTCCTTCGGAGATCTTGCATCAAAAACGCCAAGCAGCAGCTACGACTATCGAGACCCTCTTGCCTGGTGGAACTGTTATGACAGGACGGTTTATCCCTCTTCCTGCACGGTTAGCGATGTAACTCCAATCAAAATTGATTTTGGAACTGCAAAAGCTTGCAACACGCTGAAGATTGATATTCTGACGGTACCGACCGCAAGGCTAGATAACCTCATAATTCAGTATTCCGACAACGGCAGCGATTGGACAAACGTTTCAGGACTTTCAAGGACAGGTCAGGTTTGGAAGTTTACAGAAACATCAGCGAGGTATTGGAGAGCATTTTTAAGCGGTGAAGGCAACGCCACGGTTGTCGTCACTTCAAGTGGCATGACGGGTTCGCCGGTTACTCTTTCCGTGCCAGTAGCCTCATCGGATACGGCGAGCATTGTGGCAGCCAAGATAAAGACAGCCCTTGAAAACAATGCGAATATTGCTGCCTTGTACGATGCATCGGTCTCAGGTGCGGATGTGGTCTTAACCGCTAAAACGCCTGTGGCTAATGTTTCAAACCTTAATATTTCCCTGTCAAACGGGACTTGCTCCGGGCTGACCACCGTATCAACCTCGACCAATACAACAGCCGGTGTCGCGGCAGTAAAGCAACAGGAAAACATCTATGTAACCGGAACGATCGGAACCTCTGGCAATGCAACGGTTGTTGTAACAGCCGCCGGAATGGCAAACTCGCCGATCACACTTTCGATACCTGTTTCGAGCGGGGACTCGGCGGTGACTGTGGCGTCAAAAGTAAATGCTGCTCTCGCACAAAACTCAGATATAACGGACTTTTTTACGATCAGTCCGGATAACGGAAGATATGTGCGTCTGACCGCTAAAGTTGCTGCGGACAATGACCCTACCATGAACATCAGCATTGCAAACGACACTTGCACCGGGTTGACTGCTATCCCCACATCCACCGTTGACGCCGCAGGCAATGCGGGTACAAAACAAGTGGAAACCTTAACCGTATCAGGCAGTGTGAGCTACAACTGGACTTACAATTTATATTATCAAAGCTTCCCGACAAGAGACGGTCAGAGCTTCGGCTCGACCTTCTTTTTAGGCAAGACCGTGCCGGGTCTAAAGTTCACAACACCGCCTGCGGCAGGTGCGTCGATCACAGCCAGCTTTGCGCTTGAGTACCCGTTTAAGACAGCGAACAATCTTCTGCGCTTCACCTACTCGGTCCAGCTGCAGCGGGGGTGATGTTATGACGCTGACATTTGAATATACCCTTAATGCCGGAGCAGGCTTGTATCCGCAGGTGATCCACACCTCGGACAACCTGCTCCGTTTCATATACCTCACCGCTGATGGCACAGTTGCGGGCAGCACGGCGGACCCGGTACTTGGTTTGTACGACAAGCTGACCTATACGGAAACCGGCAGGATATCACCCGATGAAACGGTGTCGTATCCTAGCATCAAGAAAGTGGCGCATTACGGCGCGTACGGCTTCTGGAGTGCCGAGGGCGACCACCGTTTTGTGATGTATATGCTGCCGACAGACATTACAAATTCCTTTGTCGACGGCTCAATCAAATTCAGCATCGGCAGCGAGGTCTCGCAGCTGTCCTGTACTTTGCTTAACATTAAGGGCGCATTGCTCAACCGCTACCGGGCTTTAGTAACGCCCGGAACCAAGATGGAGCTGTACTTTTCCCTCGGCAGCAGCGGCGAAATAGCGCTCGGCATCTTCTATATCGACCGCGCTTCGGTCTCGTACCCAGACGAAAAGGTATCGGTATCCGCCAGAAATGCGATCGGAAAGCTGCTGAAGGAACAAACCTTCAACGAGGACAACACATTTGAAGAAACGACGCTTCAGATGAACCTGCAGGAGATTCTTCGCCTCGCTGAGGTGGAGAATTTATTTGTCGGCAACAGCACAAAGGCATGGAAGCTGCGCTTCGAACCGGATGTCACCATACTGGACGGAATCAAGCGGGTGATTTCGCTGCTTGACGGATGGAAGGTCGATGAAACGGCAAACGGCGTCATCGGCGTGGCTGCGGCTACCGACGCCCGTTTCGACCAGCCTGCTGTGTATACCTTCGAGCGCGACAGGACCTGCTGGAGTTACAGTGTGGAATATGACGATTCAGAGGCAGTCAGCAAGGTCTGCGTCACCTGTGCCGACCCGGAAAACACGGTTTATGCCACAGTCCCCAGAAGCAAGTGGTGGGTGCAGCCTTCACATCGAACGACCTACGTAACAGCCGCCGACGGTGCGACGCTTGCCGAAATAACGGATATGGCCGAGGAACTTGCCCAGGCTATCGCAATATCCGGCAGACAGGAAAGTTTCGTCGGTATCTTCACGCCCCAGCTCACTATCGGCGACGAGGTTCGCATTGTCTGTGAGGCAAAGACCGAAACCATCGGTACGGTCACCGATGTGACGCACAATTTTGGCAGGGGCGGTTTTTATTCAGCGTTCACCGTGGACAGCGGTGGACGAAAAGGCAAAGCGCGGCTTTCAGACTTAATCGGCAAAGCGTCCGAAAAGCCCAATCTGAACGGCGTGACTATTTATTAAGGGGAGGATTTACAACATGAAAGAAATCTGGAATTGGATTCAACTCGCGCTGTCGGCAGTCGGCGGCACAATCGGATGGTTCTTCGGCGGCTTGGACGGTTTAATTTACGCGCTGCTCGTGTTCGTGATCGCCGACTATATCACGGGCGTCATGTGCGCGATTGCGGACAAAAAGCTGTCCAGCGAGGTAGGCTTCAAGGGCATCTGTAAAAAGGTGCTGATATTTGTGATGGTCGGTATCGGACATATCATGGATACCTATCTTATCGGCAACGGAGAAGTTCTGCGGACAGCTATCATCTTCTTCTACTGCTCCAACGAGGGCATCTCTATGCTCGAAAATGCCGGACATCTCGGATTGCCTATTCCGGCTAAGCTAAAGGATATTTTAGAACAGCTTCACGACAGAACGGAGGATAAATAAATGAACCTGCATAAACTCATTTTGACCAACAACGCCTGCTACAAGGCGGGCAGAACCATTACCCCCAAAGGAATTATGGTCCACTCCACCGGAGCCAATAACCCGAATCTGAAACGTTACGTCGGCCCGGATGACGGACTGCTGGGGAAAAACCAGAACAATAATCACTGGAATCAGGACAAACCCGATGGCAGGCAGGTCTGTGTCCATGCCTTTATTGGCAAGCTGGCGGATGGTTCCATTGCCACATACCAGACTCTGCCGTGGAATCATCGAGGGTGGCACGCCGGAGGTTCTGCAAACGATACACATATCGGCTTTGAAATCTGCGAAGACGGCTTGACCGATGCCTCGTATTTTTCTGCCGTTTACAAGGAAGCCGTGGAGCTGTGCGTGTATCTCTACAAGCAGTACGGACTGACGGAGAAGGATATCATTTGCCACAGTGAGGGTTACAAGCTGGGGATTGCCAGCAACCACGGTGACGTAATGCACTGGTTCCCGAAGCATGGCAAGAGCATGGATACTTTTCGTGCTGATGTAAAGGCTGGGCTGATGGCGACAGAAGCACCCGCTCCCGTCACACCGACTGTGCCGAAGAAATATTACCGTGTGCAGGTCGGCGCGTATTCCGTTAAGGCAAACGCAGACGCCATGCTTGCCAAGATTAAGGCGGCTGGCTTCACCGATGCTTTTATCAAATACAGCGAATGAATGATGGTCCGTTTCCCGCCACAAATCCATAAACCACAGGTCAAGAAGTTGACCTACAGTCACAGCCCGTCGAGGATTTTTTCTTCGGCGGGCTTCTTTTTTCGTCAAAACAGCCTCCTGATGTCCAGCGAGTTTTGAGGAAGGGCTCCTCAGAACGGAGGACAAGGCTATGACGACGGACCAGAAAACCCAGATTACCGAAATGCGGAAGCGAGGTTGTACCTACGCGAGCATCGCGGAGATGCTCTCTATTTCGGAAAGCACGATAAAGACTTACTGTCGCCGGACTCGGCTTACCGAAGATTCTGCAAAAGCAGTGCTTGTTTGCAAACAGTGCGGTAAGCCCATCAAGGTGAAGGATAAACACAGAGCACGGCAATTCTGTTCTGACCAGTGCCGCGCGGCATGGTGGTATGCCAACCGTGGTAGCAAGCCTAGAACGGAATACCATCTGACCTGCGCCCATTGCGGGCAGCCCTTTGTGAGCGCCGGGAACAAGGTGCGGAAGTATTGTTCCCACAAGTGCTATATCGCCGCTCGGTTCGGAGGTGACTGCCATGAATGACCGCATTCTTGGTTACAAATCGGCTATGGCGCAGGCGCGTCGGATGCTGTCGGCGGGCATTGTCACCGAAGCGGAGTACGATATAATTGATACAACAATGGCCGAGAAATACGGCTTATCCTCGTGTAGTTTATTCCGCGAGAATGACTTGCTATATAGTAGTATCAGAGGTAGTATGTCACACTACGAGGGGGTGACATTATGCCAAAAACAATAAGAAAGGTAGCCCATCCGCCGAAGCTGGAGCGGAAAAAGCGAGTTGCTGCCTACGCCCGCGTGTCCAGCGGTAAGGACGCGATGCTGCACTCGCTCTCATCGCAGGTCGCGTATTATAGCGCACTGATACAAAAACATGGTGACTGGGAATATGCTGGCGTGTATGCAGATGAGGCGATGACCGGCACCAAGGAATGCCGCGATGAGTTTCAAAGGCTGCTTGCAGACTGCCGCGCCGGACGCATCGATCTGATACTTACCAAGTCCATTTCCCGCTTCGCTCGAAACACGGTCACTCTTCTGGAAACCGTGCGAGAGTTAAAACTACTGGAGGTGGACGTTTTTTTCGAGGAGCAGAACATTCACACGATGAGCGCTGAGGGTGAGCTGATGATGACCATTCTTGCGTCTTACGCGCAGGAGGAAAGTCTGTCGGCAAGCGAAAACCAGAAATGGCGCATCAAGCGAAACTTTGAGGCGGGAAAGCCGTGGGACTGCACCATGCTCGGCTACCGGGCAAAGAACGGTGTTTTCGTGATCGTTCCTGAAGAAGCTGAAACGGTGCGGCTGGTTTTCAAGTGGTATCTTGAGGGGCTCGGTAGACAGGCTATCGCCAATCGGCTCAACGAGCTGGGCGTTCCTACGCGCTTTGATAAGACGTGGCATCAGGACACCATCAGCAAGATGCTCCGAAATGAAAAATACGCTGGTGACCTTCTTCTGCAAAAAACCTTCCGCACCGACCACCTGACGAAGCAAACGAGGATTAACCACGGCGAGCTGCCGATGTACCATGTTCAAGCTGCACACGAGCCTATTATCGACCGAGCAACCTTCGATGCGGTTCAGCGGGAGCTTACCAGACGAGCAGAGAATGTTCAAGTAAAGCCCGGTTCGGCTACGGCGTTCACTGGTAAAATACGATGCGGCATTTGCGGGAAGAATTATCGCCGCAAGACCACACATACCGGCATCGTATGGGTCTGTGCTACTTACAACACAAAAGGCAAGAAATACTGCGCTTCCAAGCAGATACCGGAAGAAACGCTGAAAGCCGTGACCGCCAAGGCGCTCGGTTGCGATTCCTTTGATGAGGACGCATTTGCTGAGCGCATTGCTTTTATATCCGCTCTGCCGAACAACACTCTGGAGTTCACATTTATAGACGGACAAACGGAAAAAGCTACATGGCAAGACCGTTCACGCGCTGAGAGCTGGACAGAAGAAATGCGTCAGGCGGCGGCAGAGAAAACAAGGAAAAGGAGTGAAAAGAAATGCCAAGAGCAGTAACAATGATACCCGCTACCAAGAACCGCTTCACGGCTCTGCCTACGGCGTCGGTGGCGAGACGAAAGGTGGCTGGCTACGCCCGCGTGTCTACGGACAGCGAGGAACAGCAGACCAGCTATGAGGCGCAGGTGGATTACTATACCCACTACATTCAATCCCGCGAGGATTGGCAGTTCGTCGGGGTCTATACCGACGAGGGGATTTCGGCGACTAATACCAAGCACCGTGACGGCTTCAAGCAGATGGTCAAGGACGCGCTTGCCGGTAAGATTGACCTCATCGTCACGAAATCGGTCAGCCGTTTCGCACGTAACACAGTGGACAGCCTCACGACGGTCCGCAAGCTCAAGGAACACGGCACGGAGATCTATTTTGAAAAAGAGAATATTTTCACTTTCGACAGCAAGGGTGAGCTGCTCATTACAATCATGTCGAGCCTCGCACAGGAGGAAAGCCGTTCGATTTCAGAGAATGTCACATGGGGCCAGCGGAAACGCTTCGCCGATGGAAAGGTCAGTATGCCATATAAGCAGTTCCTCGGCTATGAAAAAGGAGAGGACGGTACGCCTGTGATAAATGAAAAAGAAGCTGCAATTGTCCGGCTCATCTACAGGCTTTTCCTTGAGGGTAAAACGCCTGCTGGTATCTGCCGGTATTTGGAACAACAGGGCATTCCGACGCCGTCCGGCAAACAGAAATGGAGCCAGACCACGGTGGACAGCATCCTCGCTAATGAGAAGTACAAAGGCGACGCACTCCTGCAAAAGAAGTTCACGACCGACTTTCTCACGAAAAAGATGAAGGTCAACGAGGGCGAAGTGCCGCAGTATTACGTGGAAAAGAGTCACGACGCCATCATTGAACCGCTGGAATGGGACATGGTTCAGGCTGAGATTGCACGGCGGAGAGCACTCGGCAGAGCCTACAGCGGCAACAGTGTGTTCTCATCCAAGCTGGTATGCGGGGATTGCGGCGGATTTTACGGGCAGAAGGTATGGCATTCCACTGACAAGTATCGCAAGGTGATCTGGCGCTGCAACAGCAAGTTCAAGGGCGATAGCAAATGTGCCACGCCGCATCTGGACGCAGACACTATTCAGCGGATGTTCCTGACCGCCTATAATCTATTGATGGCTGACAGGGAGAGTGTCATTGTGGACTGTGCGATTATGCGGCAGGTGATTTCCGATACCACCACACTTGATGCGGAGCTGGACAGCTTGAATGAGGAAATCACGGTGGTGGCAGAGCTGGTTAAAGCCTGTGTCAGAGAGAACGCTTCTACAGCGCAGTCGCAGGAGGAATACGCGAAGAAGTACAATGGACTGCTTGCCCGATACGAGAAAGCGACAGCGCGACTTGCGGAGGTGGCAGCTGAAAAGGAGCGGAAGCATAATCAAGATCGAGAAATCCGATTGTTCATGGAGGCATTAAAGAAACAGCCACTCGTCCTCGAAGAATGGGACGAAAGGCTGTGGATAGCAATAGTTGACCGGGCGACGGTATTCCGCGATGACAGAATCGTGTTCAAGTTCAAATGTGGCAGCGAGATTGAGGTGGAGCGTTGAGTGCTCCACCTTCTTTTTTTGCTCTCTGTACCAATCGAAAGCGCGGGTATGAAACTATTTTTCTTGCAAATGAAACCCTCTGAAAAAATGAAACTATTTTGAGTAATCGAAAGCACGGGTATGGGGAACGGCGCTGATTCGTAGGAAAACACGACTGTACCGCAGCAAGCTGGCGGTGGATAGAAGACATAAAAGTACAGAAAACCCGTGTTTACAGGCTTTTCAGGCATAAAATAAGAACGCTAATATTGACACTCATCGTATCAATATTAGCGTTCTTATATGGTGGAGGCGGGGGGAATTGAACCCCCGTCCGAAAACAGTTCATAACAGGTTTCTACGTGTGTATCGCCTGATCGTTGTCGGGTTCTTTCAGTTCAGACGCAAACTGCAAAAACCCCAATCC